GGTCGTACGAGAGGGCGCTGGAGGTCATCGAGGCCAGGCCGCTCCAGTTCGTCAGAGGCTTCAAGGCTCCGGGCTGGCAGGTCAGCGACGGAACGTACCGGGCGCTGGCTGACCGCGGCTGGTGGATTGCCGACCACTGGGAGAACGAGAACAGGATTCCGGACGACCTCGCCCGCCACGTCATCTCCAGCGCGGCCGGAGCGGGCATCGATCCGGACCACTGGCACGGGCACATCCCCGACGTGTGCGGCAACGGGATCGCCGAGACCTTCTCCGAGCTCCGCCGCCGCGTCAAGGACGCCGAGTCATTCGAGCTCGTCAGCGAGGTGGTCGTGTGAGCAGCTGTCTGCGCAGACGAGATCAGGCTGAACCTAACCACCCAGACCCCTCGCCGCCCGGCTGGGAGACGTCGGTAGGCAGCGGCGTGGAAACGTTCCAGAACCCCTGGGAGCTGAGTCTCCTCGTGAACCTCGTGGATCGTCTGAGGCCGGAGGCGATCCTGGAGGTCGGCGCCATGTACGGCGGCACGCTGCGCCACTGGCTGTGGGGCGGGGCGACCAGAGTCGTCGTGGTCGACGACCAGATGCGCGGCGCCGATGCCTGGGAGGCGTGGGCTGGCGTCAAGGACCTGTGCCTGCTCCAGGGGCTCTCGCAGGACGGGACGCTCGTCCAGCAGGCGGCTGAGCTGGGCCCGTACGACTTCGCGTTCATCGACGCCGACCACTCGTACGACGCGGTGCTGGCCGACTGGAGGAACTACGGGCCGATGACCAGCGTCATCGCCTTCCACGACATTCTGCCGCGGCCCGGCTACGGAGTCTCGCGCCTGTGGGGCGAGCTGAGGTCCGCCCCCGGAGCTCGCTGCGTCGAGATCGTCCACAACGAGACGCTGCCGGGCAACGAGGGGCCCTGTGGGATCGGCGTGCTGTGGACGTGAGGATCAGCGTCGTGATTCCCACACTGGGACGCTCGTCGCTGAGGCACGCGCTCGCGTCGTGCTCGGAGGCGGACGAGATCGTGGTCGTACTCGACACCGTTCGGGGCGGGACGCTTCCCTGCGCGCTGCCGGTCAACGCCGTCTACGCCGAGGGCAGCTTCGGAGTGACGGGAGGTCACGCCGGCCGGGTCAGGGGCATCGAGCTCGCGACGGGCACTCACCTCGCGTTCTTCGACGACGACGACGAGTACGTCCCCGGCGCGGTGGAGCTGATGCGAGACGCCGCGTGCGACGTTCCGGTCATCTTCAGGATGGATCACCCGCAGCACGGCGTCCTGTGGAGAGAGCGCGTCCTGGAGTTCGGCAACGTCTCGACCCAGATGTACGTCGTGCCGAACCGGCCGGAGCTCCTCGGCTCGTGGACGCCTCACGTGCCCGGACTTCCCGAGCCGGGCGGCGACTACACGTTCATTCGTGAGACGGTCGACAAGATGGGCGGGCCCGTCTGGAGGGAGGAGATCATCTCGGTCATACGCCCGACCCGCCAGCCGTCGATCACGATCATCACTCCGTGGCGAGACCACCTGGAGCTGGCCGACGCCTACTTCGAGGCGGTGCTGCCAGAGATGGAGGACGGGGACGAGCTCCTGGTGGTGGATAATGGCTCTGACCCCCCGCTCCCGTTCGCGCTCTCTTCCCCTGGCGCGAACCTGGGATTCAGCGGGGGGTCAAACTACGGCCTCGGTCAGGCCAAGTGCGACGCGGTGCTGTTCCTGAACAACGACGTGGAGCACACGCGGCGAGGCTGGCTGGGCGAGATCAGGGACGCACTGGAGCGCGGGGTGCTCGTGGGCCAGCTGCGCTACGACAGTCACGGCGACGTGGACGGAGTCACGCTGCCGTACATCGACGGGTGGTGCCTCGCCGGCATGAGGGAGGACCTGCTCGCCCTGGGAGGCTTCGACGAGACACTCGACGAGCCGGCGTACTTCTCCGACAACCTGCTCAGCCTCGAGGCGCGAGCGCGCGGGATGACTCTGCGCGAGGCTCGCGTCGGGCTGAGGCACCTCGAGAACGTGACCGCGGGTCCGGCATCGGACGCCGCTGTACGAGCAGCGACGGCAGCGAACAGAGCTCGCTTTGAGGCTCGCGCCCGAGAGCTCTTGCAAGCTGCGTAGCCACCGACGACTCGAAAGGAGTCGACATGCCCAAGACCATCGCGACCGACTGGAAGGTCGTGATCAACGGGGTCGTCCTCTCGGACCACTGCTTCGACGTGCAGATCGGAGACGAGAAGGAGCAGATCGACGTCTCCGGATTCAACCCGCTCGGAGCGCGGGAGTACCTGCCGGGCACGCAGGACCAGACGATCACCCTGCAGTTCCTGAACGACTGGGCGTCTGGGTCGGTCCACGCGACCCTCAACCCGCTGTACACCGGCGGCTCGACGTTCCCGATCTTCGTCCAGCCCGACTCGGACGCGGGCACGTCGGCGACCAACCCGATCTACGGCGGCTCGGCGAACATCTACAGCTACCCGCCGGGTGCGACGCTGAACGAGCGGGTCGAGCTCACGGTCGAGTTCAAGCCGGCTCCGAACAGCAAGTTCACCTGGGGCACGGTCGCCCCGTAGTCATGCCTCGCGGGGGGCGGGTAGAGGTCCGCGGCGCCACTGCGCTGTACCGCTCCTTCAAGGCAATCTCGGACGACCTGACCAGCGAGCTCGTGGAGGGGCTGGAGGAGGCGGCCGAGCCGGTCAAGACCACGGCGACCCAGCTCGCGCTGACTCGGATTCGCAACATGCCTCGGAGCCCGGACTGGGCCGAGATGCGCATCGGAGTCTCTCGCCGGGAGGCGCTGGTGTACATGGTTCCGTTCAGTCGTGGGAAGGGACGCGGCCGCGGGGCTCGCAAGCGGCCGAACCTCGCCGACCTGCTCAGCCAGCGGTCGATGGATCCGGCGCTGGAGCAGAACGAGGAGCGGGTGACCGAGAAGGTCGAGGACCTGCTGGATCACCTGAGTCGAAAGCACGACTTCTGAAAGGAGCGCGATGAGCGAGATGCCAGACAAGGACAAGGAGAAGGACAAGCGAGCCACGATCACGGTCGACGGGACTCCGTACGTCCTGCCGGCGCTGGACACGATGGACATCGACGAGGCGATCGTGCTGTACGACTACAGCAGCATGACCTTCGATCAGATCTTCGAGCTCGAGGGCCTGCACCCGGGCGTCATCGGCGGCCTGCTCCACGTGGCCATCCAGCGGTCCGACAGGGCGCTGCGGCCGCGCGAAGTGAAGGAGATGGTCGGGAAGGTCAACATGATGGCTGTCCTGGAGGAGTTCGCCTCGGTCGAAGTGCCGGACCCTACGAAGGCCGCAGCCCCGAGTCTCGAGCCCGACTCGAGCAGAAGTCCGCTCGATCCCGACAGCTCTTCTGGCGACGCTGGAAGCGATGCTTCGGGGCTCTCCCCGGTGCCGTCCCCGCTCGAACTTACTGGGAGCCCGGACTCTCCCCTCTCGGCCCAGACGAGCTCGGCAGTCTGACCCCAGACCAGCTGCAAGACGCCTACGACTACAGAAGGGCGAGGCTGAACTAGATGGCGCGCAAGCTCATCGTCGAGATCGTCGGCGACTCTAGGTCATACGAGCGCGCACTCGGCCGCTCGGCCGGCGCGACTCGGCGATTCGAGAGCGGCATGGGTCGACTGCGGGGCTCGGTCGGTCTGACCACCGGATCGCTCCTCAAGGGTGCCGCAATCATCGGCGGCTTCGCCATCGCCATGCGCAAGCTCAACGAGGGCATACGCGGCAGCATCTCGGGCTACGCCGACTTTGAGGAGGCTCAGGACAGGATCGTCGGGCTGGTCGGCATCGCCAAGGAAGAGGTCGAGTCGATGTCGGCCGAGATTCTCAAGCTCGGGCCCGAGGTCGGTAAGTCTCCGAAGGAGCTGGCCGACGCTCTCTACTTCGTGACGTCCGCCGGTCTGCGCGGGAAGGCCGCGATGGACACCCTGTCCGTCTCCGCGCACGCCGCGGCCGCGGGCCTGGGCGAGACCAAGACGGTCGCCGACGCGGTCACCTCTGCGATCAACGCCTACGGCCAGTCCAACATTACGGCGTCCCAGGCGTCCGACGTGCTGGTCGGGACCGTCCGCGAGGGCAAGACGGAGGCGGCCGCCCTCGCGCCCGTCATCGGAAACATCGCCGCCCTCGGCGCCCAGCTCGGGGTCAGCTTCGACCAGGTCGGCGCGGCTCTGGCCGCCCAGTCGCGCATCACCGGCGACGCCCGCACCTCGGCGACGCAGCTGCAGGCCGTGTTCTCGACCCTCGCCAAGGGCGCGCCGAAGTCCGTGAAGGGATTCGCGGCGGCGGGGCTGAGCCTGGACACGGTGCGCGAGACGCTGGCCAAGCCGGGCGGCCTGCTCAAGGTGCTGGGTCAGCTGCGCGACGCGTTCGGCGGAAACATCAAGGCCGCCGCCCAGGCCTTCCCGAACATCCGGGCCCTGAAGGGCGTCCTGCTGCTCGTCGGCAAGTCGGCCGACCAGACCCGAGGCATCTTCGAGAGGATGAGCAAGGTCACCGGAGCGACCGGGAAGGCGTTCGGCGCCATCAGCGAGGGCGCGGAGCTCGCGCGCGAGCGACTCAGGGCGTCGTTTCAGGCGCTCGGAGTTCAGGTCGGCGAGCTCATCACCCCGGCCCTGAAGGTCGCGACCGACACGCTGAGGAAGGGAGTCGCAGGACTCAGCGCCGTGATGCCGCAGATCAAGGCGGTCGTCAGTCCGGCGGTCGCGGACCTCATAGCCGCGTTCAGGGCGAACCTGCCGGAGTTCCGCAGGATTCTCTTCGCGATCGTGGAGCCGATCCAGACGCACGTCGTCCCGATCGTCAGGGAGCTGGCCGGCATCGCGCGAGACAGCTTCGACTCGATCGTGAACGTGTTCGCGGACAGCGAGGGCGACATACGAGCGATCCTGAGCAACCTGGGCGAGACGATCAAGTCCATCTGGGTGCTCGCGAAGCCGACGATCGTCTTCCTCTTCAAGACTGCGCTGCCGCTCGCGCTGCGGGTCGCCATCCCGCTCATCAAGCTGGTCACCTCAGTCATTCGACTTCAGGCGAAGGTCGTCACCAGCTCAGTCTCGATCATCGTCAAGGCGCTCGACAAGTTCCTCGGCGGGCTGTCGGCGCTCGCCGACGCGGCGAGTCACCTTCCGCTCGTAGGCGATCAGTTCGCCGGCGTCTCGGACGAGATCAACGCGGCACGGGACACGATGCGACTGTTCGCGGGAGAGCTGGACGCGATCGACGGGAAGAAAGTCGCAGTCGAGGTAGGCGTGTCCGTCAGGCGGATCGGGGCCGACGCCTCTGAGCGAGCTCGCGGGGCTACCGAGCCGGCCGGGCCGACCGACGCGGCCGATCGCGCCCGCAAGGCCGCGAAGGAGACGGTCGACAAGGTGACCGCGACGACGACCGAGACGACGACGGCGACCGACGACCTCACGACTAAGACCACGAAGTCGAAGACGGCCGCGGAGAAGGCGAAGTCCGCGGCGGACAAGGCGTCCGAGGCGTACCAGCGACTGATGGACTCCCTCTCGCTCAAGCTGGACAGGGCGAGGCTGACTGCGTCCTTCCGCGACGACATCAGGGTGTTCAGACTCATCCAGGACGCGATCAGGGACCGCATCAAGGAGGTCGGGCGTACGACTGAGCTCCAGCGCGAGCTGTTCCAGGCGTCTCAGGACCTCAAGGCGGCCCAGGCCGACTCGCGCAAGGCGCTCCAGTTCGAGGCGCTCGGTCTCACGGCCGAAGGGGAGCAGCGCATCCCGAGCGTCGGCGCTCTCCGGAAGGCGCTGGGCAACGTCAGTGAGATGGTCAAGGGCACCTTCCTGGACACGCGCAAGACTCGCAACCTGCTGCGCTCGATCCGGAGGATCCTGTCGGGCGGTCTGGGCGCCGTCGGGCGGGACGTGCGAGCCAAGATCCAGCAGATTCTCGGGGACATGAACCGCCAGCTGCGCGGCGAGGAGGGCGGTGAGGGTCCGCAGACTGCGTTCAAGAAGGCGTCCACGCGCAAGATCGTGGCCGGGCTCGGGCTGTCCTCAGAGCAGGTGAAGGAACTGCGCGCTCGCCTGAGTCAGATCGGGCCGGGCGGGACGGACGCGGGAGCTCCGCCGACGCGGCGTACGGGCGGGAGGAAGCCTCAGAGGTTCGGGTCGATACTGGCCGCGGAGGCGATGGCTCCCAGGGCTGCCGCCGCAGCCGATGGGGGAACGGTCGTCGTCGTCCAGGGCGACCTCGTGCTGCCGGGGATCCACAACCCGGCCGACTTCGAGAAGTGGGTGCAGAAGAAAGCGAGGAAGACGAGAGGACAGCGCCGGGGCGCCCGGCCCGGAGTCAACCGCGGGGGAGCATAGGTGCCGATCGGCATCGGACCGGTCGCGTATCACGGGCTGAACGTCGCACCCAACGACACGCTGCTGACGGCGAGCCCGACGTGGGAGCGCCTCGACACCCAGCTGCGGCTCGCCGAGGTCAGCATCGACCGCGGTCGGCAGGACGTGTTCGACAAGACGGACACGGGTACGGTGACGGCGATCTTCAACGACCCCAACGGGGTCCTTGACCCGACGAATCCGTCGAGCCCGTACTTCGGCGACGAGCTCATCTCCAAGCCGATGGCCTTCAGCGTCCGCAACCCGGTGACCGGAGACTGGTGGCCCCGCATCAGGACAGCCGTCGACGACTACGGCTACGACCTCCACCCGTCTCAGAAGACCGGCCAGACCGCCATCGTAGGGGTCGACGCCATGGACTACTTCGCGAACCTGGGTATGGAGCCTGGGCCTCCCGGCAACCCACGCTTCGGAGACCCGCCACCACCTGGTGGCGGTGAGGGGTTCATCTTTTACGAGGACACCGAGGGGACGGTTCAGGATCGAATCATCCAGATACTTCAGGACGCCGGTTGGCCGAGCGCGCTCTGGAGCGTCTTCACCGGGAACGTCCAGGTGCAGGAGACGACCTACGCCGACGGCGATTCCGTGCTGAGCGCACTGCAGGACGCGGCGGACGCCGAGTTCCCGGACATCGCGAACTGCTTCGTCGATAAGTACGGGTTCTTCTGTTTCCACGGGCGATTCGCGCGCTTCACCCCGGACAGTGTGGCGGCGTCGGCGACCCACTGGGACTTCAACAGGTGGAAGGCCGGTGACGGTGCCGCCGTGGCCATCGACCCGACGCGAGCTCAGATCAGGCCGCCGTTCGGCTTCACGCGGGGACGCAAGATGGTGCGCAACGTCGCGACGGCCTACCCGATGGGCATCCGCCTGACCGACAAGCCGGGGCAGGTGCTCGAGGACCAGCCCTCGATCGACACGTTCGGGGAGAAGCCGTGGAAGGCTGAGAATCTGATCGTCCTCCACGGCACGACGACCGGCTTTCCGGCTAACGACGAGTGCAAGCTGTACGCCCAGCACGCGATCGACAACTACAAGACTCCGAAGAATCGCATCGAGCAGATCACGTTCAAGTCGCTGGAGGTCACCGGAGCTCGGGCGGCAGCCTTGTGGGCGCTCGTGACCAGGGCCGACATCTCGGACATCGTCAACATCGAGATCGACCACCCGGGCGGCGGCGGGTTCTCCAACTCCGATCACTTCATCGAGGGGTTCTCGGAGCGGTGGGTGCCGCTGCACAACGACCTGGACACGGGCTACCCGCTGGTCGAGATGACTCTGAACCTCTCGCCGGCCTCGTACTGGGGGACGAACCAGTTCCCGAGCGCGCTGGCGGCTCGTGAGTTCATCAGCCAGGCGGGCTCGACCAGCAAGATCGCGAGCCAGGCGTACGCGGCGATGCTGGCGGGGCGGCAGACGTACGGAGGCATCCTGGCGTGACGGATCGCCTCGACATCCCGATCCACGGGCCGTACCACCATCCGCTCGGGCCAGATCCCATCCCGGGCGGCTTCGCAGTTCGAGAGATCAAGATCTTCGAGGACATCAACACCGTCGTCGTCGGGGACAACGCGTACATCTTCGAGGTCCCCGAGGACCTGCACGAGTCGATGCTGGTCAAGGCGGAGGCGTACGTCACGACGCCCTCGAGCTCGGGAAGCGTCCAGGTGCAGCTTCGGCGTCTCGACGACGGGTTCGCTAACGCTCCAGACATGCTCTCGACCAAGATCACCATCGAGGCGAACGACTACAACTCGAAGACGGCGATGGCGTCGCTGCAGCCAGTCGTAGACTTCGCCCAAGCTGGGCTCGACTGGGGCGACCACATCGCGATCGACGTCGACAGTGCCGGCGTGGGTGCCAAGGGCCTCGGCGTGATCGTGGTCTGCGCGCCGCTCCACCTCGCATCGATCGCGCTGCAAGGGCTTCAGGGCACCCCAGGCGGCACGACGTTCGAGGGCAACTGGGCGACGTCGACCCAGTATCAGCCGGGCGACGTCGTGCAGAGCGGCGGCACGAGCTACGTCGCGATCGCGGCACACACGGCCGGCGCGTCGACTCAGCCCGGAGTCGGAGCCAGCTGGCAGACAGTGTGGGCGATCCTCGCGATCGGGCATCAGTACTCGGCGGTCGAGATGGTGGTCGCCGGCTTCGCGCTTCCGATCAGCTCTGGACTCATGGGATTCGAGCCCATTCGCTTCCCGTGTACGATCATCGAGGCGACGCTGCTCGCGGACGCAGTGGGTTCGTGCGTGGTCGACATCTGGAAAGACACGTACGGAAACTTCCCGCCGACCGACGCGGACTCGATTACGTCCAGCTCTCCACCCACGCTCGTGAGCGCGATCAAGTCGACAGATACGGCGCTCGCCGGATGGACGACTGCGCTGGCAGACGGAGACGTGCTCGCCTTCAACATCGACTCGATCAGCGGCTCGATTCGACGTCTGACTCTCGGGCTGAAGGTTCAGAGGAGCTAAGGAGAGAGGAGAGCGGATGGCGCTTCTGTTCGTAGAGTCGTTCGATCACTGGACGACCGGCACACACGGGGTGAGGAAGGGGTGGGTCACGGGGAGGACTCCGAGCGCGTCTGGAAGGTTCGGCAACGGCATGGACTCGGGGTCGAGAACTGACTCGTTCGTGCTCCCGTCGAACTACGCCACTTTGATCATGGGGGAGGCGTACAGGTACCAGGCCGTCAACGACGGCGCCCAGCTCATGGGATTCTACGACGGCGCGACGAAGCACGTTTACGTTGAGTACGTCGTTTCGACGCAGACGTTTCACGTGAGAAGGGGAGACGGAACCTCACTGGGCTCGATCTTCCTCCCCCTGGTCAACGGCCAGTGGTACTACCTCGAGTTCAAGGCGACGATCAACGACACGACGGGAGTCGTCGAGCTCCGCAAGGACGGGACCGCGATCATCGGCCCGCTCACCAGCCAGGATACGCGGAACGGCGGCAACTCGACCGCCAACAAGTTCTTCTGGGGCACGGACAACGGAGGCGCGAACGCGAGCGGAAGTTTCGACGACATCTACATCTGCGACGACTCGGGCTCGGCTCCGACCAACACCTTCCTCGGCGACTGCCGGATAGAGGCCCTGTTTCCGAACGGGAACGGCGCCACGAGCAACCTCGTCGGATCTGACGGGAACAGCACCGACAACTACCTGCTCGTGGACGAGACCACGCCGAACGACGACACGGACTACGTCGAGTCGGGCACGGCCGGAGACAAGGACACGTACACGTACACGAACCTCACGCCGACTGCGGGGACGGTCTACGGGGTACAGATCCTCCCCTACGTCCGCAAGACAGACGCCGGCGCCCGCAGCATCAAGTCGATCGCGCGACACTCGGGGACGGAGGTGGACGGCCCGGAGCAGGTCCTCGGAACCAGCTTCGTCTACGCTCGCGACATTCGCGAGGCGAAGCCGGGAGGCGGGGCCTGGTCGATCTCCGACGTGAACGGCGCGGAGTTCGGCGTGAAGGTGTTCGCCTAGAGTGGCCGACCGGCAGAGCCAAGAGCCTGTCGAGGCGGCGCTTCTCCCGACCAGCGCGAAGGCACGGAGCACTCAGGAGCCGACTGAGGTCGCTCTCACTCCGACGAGCGGCAAGGGGAGGCTCACTCAAGAGCCGGCCGAGGTCTCAGTCCGTCCGACGAGCGCGAAGGGGCGAGCGACGTCCGTCGTCGTCGAGGTCATCCTCCTCCAGGATCAGGCGAAGGCGAGGCTCAGTCAGGGAGTCGTCGAGGTCGCGATCCAGCAGTCGGACTTCAGCGTCTCGATCCGGACGGTGGATCTCTAGTGGCGGACATTCGTCGGACTGGAGTGATCGACAACTTCGAGCGAGCGGTCTACGAGGTCACCGTGCTGCCTCCGTGGTTTGTCATGGACGGGCACTTCTCCCCGGAGATCGGAGGCGGCCCGGGTGCTGGCGGGATGAGTCCGGTGAGTATCTTCTCGGTGACGAGCTCGGCGTACCTCGACGCCCCGGTCTTCTACGGTCCGAGGGTCGAGGTCTGGGCGATCCAGGGCGAGGGTCCGGACCTGACTGAGGACATGCACATGGGGCTGCTCGAGATTCCCTTCAGAACGACGCTGCGGAAGGGGTACGCGATCGGCTCGTCGGTCTTCATCGGGGGCAGTGGCACGTTCCTC